CATATCTCTATTAACTTCTGTGTCTGAACCTAATTGATATATATGCATTTTACCAACATAGTCATCATAATAGTTTGCTTCATGTCTTATAGGATCTACACATAGATTTTGCCATGCTTCCATGAATTGTCTTTCTCTCATATACTTATCTGCATAGAAAGTTGCTGCTATATTTCCCTCGTAAGTATGTGTTTGAACCATTTGTCTTTTAACATCTGTTCCATACTGTACTTCTTGTTGTAGTAAATCTCTACCAGGCATTGTAACAGTATCACAATGTATATTAACTTGTCTTCCGATAGTTTGTGTTAGTTGATTTAATACTCTACCACTAGAATTGAAATTAACTTGACCGTCACCGTTATACATCTCATTGTCAAGTGTTTGACCATCTCTATTTGTAGTGGCGTTTTGCATTTTAACTGCTTGTCTTAAAGCAGAAGGTGGGAATATTCTTATAGCATATCTTGCTGGTCTAGCATATCCTTCTGCTGAAGCCATAGCAGCTCTAAAACGACCGATAGTATTATCGGTGTTAGCATGTTGTTTAAATCTTGGATCTCTATCTGTTTTGTGATAAGCACTAGATTTATAATCACCTCTTGATATACCACCTCGTATGTCAAAAGGTCCTATTCTCTTACCTGCTCTAAAAATTGCCATTAGTACGGACTTCCTTTTCTAAATCTTGCAACAGGTAGAAATATTGCAATTGCCATTTCATCTGCTGGTATGTTCAAAAATGATGTTCTAACATGATTGAACAAATAATGTTTTGCTGTCTTTTTCATAAATGTATTGTTTCGCCAACTAATATTATATCTTGTTTTCTTATCAAATCTACTATCACTAGCATCCCCTGCTAGACTTCTTAAAAATCTCACTCTCGCACCAGGTGGTAGATAGTGAAAATTTAATCCTATGAAACCTCCTTTTGCTGGCTCTAAAGGCAGTATCAAAGGAAAACTATCATAGTAAGGCAATCTATCTTTATGTTTAGGGTCATAACCAAAAAGATTCATAATACCATACTTCGGTCTTAATGTTGCTTTACCTTTATTAATCAAACTTCTTGCACCAGGTGTAGTCATTGACGCTACTTTTTTTCTGTACCAGTCATATGATTTAGGACCTGTTGTCTTATCTAATATCTTATCAAATACCGTTGCCATACTACTATTTATATAGGTTTATAGATCGTAATTAATTCTTCTTTACCTTTGACTTTGATCTTATCTACTTCAATTGATTTGATATTTGTTAGTTTTTCTTGTGTAAATGATGAATATAATACAGGTGTTACCTTGCCATTTTCGTCTTTGTAGTTTCTTGTTTGTGCCTCTAATCTTGCAGCTAGATTTACTGAATCGCCAATAACAGAATAATCTAATCTCATTTCACTACCCATATTACCTACAATACAAATACCTGTATTGACACCTGATCCTATGTTGATATCAGGTAGACCTTTTGTTTTAAATTCTGCCTTTATCTTATCTGTTTCTTCGGCACACTCAATACTCGTCTTAACTGCCATTTCAGCGTGATTAGGACAATCAAGTGGTGCATTCCAAAATGCCATAATACAATCACCCATGTACTTATCAATTGTACCACCATTCTGCAATACTATTTTACTCATACGATTTAGGTAATCATTAATGACTTCTACAAGACCTTCAGGATCATCTTTGTTTTTATAGTATTCAGAAATAGGTGTAAATCCTACAATGTCCATGAATAAGAATGACATCTCTTTTCTTTCACCACCTAGTTTTAACTTCTCAGGATTCTTTACAAGTATTGCCACTTGTCTAGGGTCTAGGTACTTCTCAAATTGTTTTCTTATTTGTTGTTTTAATTTAAACTCTTTGATGAAACGATTGAATGTACTATGAAATCCTATAATTGTCAAGCAAATAATTGCCCAACTTACATCCGTCAATATAAGATGTTTATTGAATAGATAATGTGTTGTATATAATAGTATACCATATAAACTTATAAATGTCAAGCCTAAAGTGACATATGAGAAGTAATTAGCAGCGAGTATTATAACACATCCTATTATAAATGCAAGCACTAATTCAACTAAAAAACTGATATCGATTCTTTGTATATTCTTTCCGTCTAATACTGTTTGTAGTGTACTAGCAGTTATCTCGTACATATATCTCTCACCTAATGGTGTTGCAACGATAGAGTTTAATCCTTCTGCTGTAGGTGCAATGATAACTGTTTTACCTTTAAACTTATTCGCTTGATCTATGTCTGCTAAACTAATTGTATCATACTCTTTGTTCCATCTTAACCATATACGAGCATGAGGATCTGTTTTGATTATAGAGAAACCTGGTACTCTTAATGCAATGATACCACCTTGACCTGCCTTGACTTGATAACTAGGGGCACCTACAGCAACTCTTATGACTTCGATTGCCATAGCAGGATATGTTTCATCACCTATTTTCATTATCAAAGGTGTTCTTCTTACAACACCATCTATCTCTGGTACTGTATTTACAACACCAACACCACTTGCGTTCTTACCTAATAGAGGAATCGGACCTAACATACCTGGCCATTCAAATAACCATGGCATAGGGTCATTCACTTTTGCAACACCTCTCGGTACTGCGTTCTTATTAGTTTGTGTTGTACCAACTTGTGATATAACTACACCGTATTGTAAGACTTGTGCTAATTCATTATCACCACCTAGTCTATCTTCTTCACTAAACAATATAGGCAACACTATGATACCGACTTCTGCCTCTCGTAGTTTTATAATGATGTCGGCAAGTACATCTCTTTTCCACGGCCATTGACCATACTTCTCTATTGCCTTTTCGTCAATTGTAATGACACCTATGTCTTGTGATACTTCTTTCTTTTCTGATTGTAATAATAAATCAAATGACTTTAATCTTAATATCTGTTTTACTTGTGGGTCTTTGATACCTATAAACGTAAGTACAAATAAAGTTACAAATGCGATTGCCCAATGCGTTAAATATTTCATATTCTTAATACCCTATGTGCAAACCATTTTAGAAATCTTTTGATATGACTATTAATATATTTACCAAAAAAGTATTTGACAAATCTAACAACAATTAATATAGGACTAGATAATACTTCAAATGCTATTAATCCTACATCAACAGATAAATCAATCCAATGATCTACTGTTGACCATTCTTTAAACTTTTGCCATTTCTTTTTAGTCCATTTAATCATTAGTTTTGTGTTACCGTTGCTGAACAACTAACTGAAGCACAGTTTTGTTCGAGATAGTAGTTTTGATCTGTAGCACTATCTTGTGTTAATGTTATAGATGTATTGTTACCACTTAAATTAATTGTGGCATTGTGGTTACCACTTCCGTCTTGCGTTACATCTACATTGTGACTATCAGTCAATGTTATTTCTGCATAGTGATTGCCTGTACCTTTTTGGTCTAAAGCTAAATTATTAGAACCATCTATGTCTATATATGCCTTTTTATTTCCTGTTTCTGTTTGATCTACATCAACATTATTACTATTGCCTGCTATGATAACTGACATATAATGTTCACCAGAATAGTTGATTGCTGATTGATCTAAATCTACATTGTTTGATGAACCTGTTATATCTAACTTTGCCCTTTGGTCTTGGTTTTGTGTGACTGCCACATTGTTTGATGAACCTACAATATCTAAACCTAAAACATTATCATTACCAAGTTGATCAATATCTAAAGCATTATTATCGCCATTTATTACAGCCGCTGAAGTTAAATCTGTACCGATGATCAGGTTATCATCACCGTCTTGTGTGATATTCAAAGTGTTGTTATCACCTGTTTGATTTATGTATATTTGATTACCACTTACAGATTTATTTCTAAATGTATTAAACTCTGTTGTTTGATTTGATGTTATACCAGATGTACTTGCTACTACTAGTATACCTTCGTTCTCCAATGTCTGTTGAAGAAAGGCATAGAATCGGGTAGTAAACGTTGTACCATTTTTAAATTGTCCTTGGTCAAAGGTGACAAATAGTTGGCCACCATTACTGCCATAGTCATATACTGCCCATGTCTTGAAAGTGTTTCCACTGGAATTTCCTGCTAAAGCAGTACCGCCTGACTGCATAGTGAACAAGTTTCTCGCCGCCCAATAAGTACTTGTATCTGAATATTGACTACCTTGAGCATGAGAGGTAAAATTTGCCTCATTTGTGTGCATTGTGATAGTACCTACACTTAATTTACTTTCTATAAGTGATTCAATGGTACCTGTTCTATTGCCGTCATGATCTCCGTTACCTGCAATTATGACATTACCACCATTACCAATATAAGTTTCGTATGCCGTCTTACAACCGTTACCACAGTTTGAATCACCTGCAATATTAATATGTAAATCTTTGTTACTGAAATCCGATAGGGTCACACTACCACTATTCGTACCTGTGACTGTATAACCTAAATCTTCTAGTTCACTTTTCAATTGTGTGTATTGATCGCTTGTACCGGACACGTAATTTATATGAGCCGTATCAGCTTCTGCCTTATGACAGGTGCCTAAAAAAATCAATATAATAATTAATGTTGTTGCTAAATAATTCATTGTTGATTTATTGTTATTACATTTGTTGCACCATCACCTAATTCATAATCCATAATTTCAGTATCACCTTGTGTGACATTTATAATATATCCGTTTTCTTGATCTAGTCTTAATACAATATTATTATTTGACTCGTCTGATCTCATCCATACCCATTGTGGATCTTCATCTAATAGTATGACACCAAACTCATCTTTACCTGTTTTTCTTTTGTCTTTACCTTTATCAAACTCACTTCTCATTTGTAAGGCAAGTTGTTTATTCAATTCTGCTAATATGTCAACTAAAAAATCTTGATCTAAAAAATCAACATCTAATCCTGTAAATTCTTCTTCTTCGGTTTCTAATAGATCAACTTCTAAATCATCAAACTTTAGAAAGTCAATATCTAAAGCATTTGCAATTGATTTTGCTTTTTCTTCTGATATTGCCTCTTCTAATTTCTTTGGTGGTGTTACGATTAATAAGTTATTAATCATATCTAAATCTAAATCTAATATTATAGGTTTTAGTGGTTTAGATTCCATAGTTTCAACAGAGGTAACTTGAAATGCCTGATTCATAATTACAAATCCTGCGTCTGTTTGTACTTCTATCTCACCCACATAACAAAAACCATTGCCATCACAACTCGGTAATAAAACAATAGTTGAACCACCTATTTCATTTACAGTCATAGCAAAGTCTGTACCTCTAACAGCAATAGTTGCTGTAGGTGTTGTGATCTTTACATTTTGTGCTGAGTTTTTTGCTATTTGACCACTTGCATATCTGACTGTGCCAAGTGTTGCTTTAAGAGATAACGAACCTGTGTTTGTGTTAGGATCATAAACAAATTCATCTATGACAAGTTTGCTGTGTTCGGTAACATCAACTCTAGTATCATCTATAAATTTTATACCGACTTGTCCCTTACCTGTCTTGACAGTATCATATGAAAAAACATCTAACTCTTTCTCTACCTCTATGTCTTTATCACCGTCTTGTCTATCGATAACGGCACTACCATTATGAATAGTGACCTCACCGATAGAAGCAAGACTACTTGTTGCTAAAGTCGTAAGGATTAAGAGTATGCACCCAATTATAAAATTTATAACACCCATATGCTACCATTCCTGAAAATAATATTACTGTAATCATTAGTCTGTTTGACTGATATCAATATCAGCATTGTCTCCACTTGTTGTTAATGTAATCATGTTATCGTTTACACCTGATTGTGTAATATCAACATCTGCGATACCACCAGTGTGTGAGTGTATTAATGTGTGACCGTTAGCGTCACCATTGCCGTCTATATCAATTAAATAATTGTTAGTATCACCATTTACTGTGATTGTTAAGATTGCACTATTACCATCAACAGTAGCGGCAACAACGTTTGAGTCAGAACCTGATTGACCAACTATATCAACATCTGCTGAAGTAGCTGATGATGTTTGTCCAATATCTAAATCAATATCGTTTGAGTTACCTGTAAAATTAATTACTGCATTAGCACTACCACATGATGAGTTACCGCCTGTACTATCACAATTTAAATCAACATTGTTTGAGTTACCAACTAAATTGATAACACCTGTGTATGTTGCACCGTTGATCTGATATGTAATTACGTTTGAATCACCGATCTGATCTATATTTAATATAGTCGTAGCACCTGTTGAGGTAGACGCCGTTGTGCTATTACCTATCGTGTTATTCTCTCCGTCTTGTGTTATATCTAAATCAAGTGAAGCACCTGATTGAGTAACATATATGTCGTTTGCATATGATAAAGTCGTCATCATAATTAACATAATAACACTAATTATTGTTTTCATTTTTCGTGTATTCCTTTTACTTTTTCTTCTTTATATTTCCAGTAACCTTTTTCTTTACCACTTTTAATTAAATCTAATATAGCGTATTCTATTGCCGTTCGAATGGCGTAGGTCACTGGTTCATTTACAGCAACGCCACTCTCTAATTCTAATGCCTTTGTATTTAAATCTAAAAATGTAAATACATCACCACCTTTTGAATGACTAGCAATCGTTTTAGTCACTTGTGTGGTTAACAAAATCTCTCCTGTTTGTACTGCAACAATTCTCATTGAAACAGTTACTTGATCAACTCTATATTGTTCACTTATTCCTATGCCAAGATATCTAGCACCCTTACCACCTGATTGTATATTACTATCATAACCTACAATACTACCTTCTATAAGAAGACCTGCAAATGTTAAAGGTTTTAAGATGTTACCAACTTCAGCTTCACCATCATATTCTACTCTTGTTGATCTAATTAGTTGTCGTTCTTTGATTAGATTATCTAATCCTTCTCTCTCTAATACTTGAAACCAATCACCATTTGATACTTCTTTTAAAGCGTCAATTACAAATGTGCTACCACCTTGTGTAACGGCAGTTGATAGTTGAGAAAACTTTGTACTTGGTTTTCTCTGACCTGTCAAGTCTGAAAATCTGTAAACAGCAATTGTAATCTTAGGTTGACCATCTAATTTAGGTATTGCTTTTAATTTTTCTTTAGTAGTTGTCGCCTCTATATAAGGTAGTTTGCCTTTATTGATCTCAATATCTTTATTAGCAGCACAACCTGATATAATCAGACCTAATAATATAACTAATATTGTTTTCATGTTTAAAATTTAAAATCACCGATAGGAACTGCCATTGTAGTGACCGTTCCGTCATCTGCTGTGATTGTTAATGTAATGATTTCAGTTGTAGTATCTTTGACCCAAGCGATCTGAGCACCTTCAATCGTTGAGGTACCACTTGTAGGGCAAGTTGTAGCACTACTGTCACAACTTGTACCGAACATATTGTCAACCAATTGTTTAGATAGGTTGGCATATATTCTACTTTCAACGTTGGCAATAAATTTATTTACTGTTTTATTCTTTTCTGCTCTCTCGGCAGCTGCCTTTGCTGATTTTATATCGTCAATAACTCCTTGTTTTCTTTGTACTTCAAGTTGATTTATAGACAAGACGTGACTAGAATATCCATTACCTGAAAAGGCAGGATTCTTAAACTCGTGTGTTATTTCGGATGCTAGTAAACTAAAATCAAGGTTTAATGTAAATGCCACTACTAATATCACCATTTTTGATGATGTTTTCATACTACTATTTATAACTATTTGTCTTGATGTTTGTTCTTTTCGTTCTCTCGAATGGTAAGAATAGTGTTCAATTTAGACTTTAATCGGATAATATCATTATCTAGTCTTCTAATTTTATCGATAAGTTGAATTAAAGCACCTGAAGCTTCAGATAGCTTCTTTATTACCTCTTGTGTGATGTAGGTGTATATAAAAAAGATGAACCAACCCATAGCAATTGCTGCCAATGTAGCAAATCCATACTGATTTAAAATTTCTAATACTGTCATTAATCTTTCCTTGCGTCATCTTTACCATCTGCTCGTGATATTCTTTCTTCGTCTGGTTTTAGATGTAATGCGTGAGATATAAGTAGGTCTAATTTGATCATGTCATTATTCATGGTTTGTACTCTATTGTCTAAACCCATGATGATACCATGAAGACTTTTTACAGAATTTACAACACCACCTAAAATGTATTTTAAAATAATATAGATGAATACACCCATTGTTGTGGCTGCTGCTACTGGTAGACCAAATTGTGTAAGTATTTCGAAAAACATAATATTAATATTTAGTTATAAGAAGAAAGGGGTCTAAAGCAGACCCCTTGAAGTTATATTATTTTTTAGTATATATTGAGTAAAGTACCCACACAGCAACTAAACCAACAAGTCCTTGACTTGAAAATCCTGCTATAATGTTTTGTACATTACCAATCACAGAAATGTCTGGCCAAAA